TTTAGACATTGCTAACTCCAGAAATTAATTAATGCGCGCTTAATAAGCACTGCTTATACGCAAAAACAGTATATCATTATTTAATAACCCATGCTTATAGCTGCGAGTAAATGGGAGTTAGCCTTTTTACCAAGTCCTGCGTGTCCCCATTAAAAAACTGTTCGACGGTTCCAGCTGTTGGACCTAGTAAAGAGACCGTAGCACTTCGCCCGTAGTTGGGGGCTTCGTACATTGCTTTAATAATAGATAACGGGCCTAAAATTCCTGCCCGGTCTACCAAATCAAAAAGATAAGCTAAGATCCCCTCGTCTTCTTCACCGCCACTTTTTCCAACCGCGCCTTTTATAACTTCTCGGGTCTGCAATGCGAGTGCCGCCAGCGGCATAAGCGCCCCGAACATCAACCCAGCTGACATCATGGAGCCCACCTTATCACCTTCTTTCCAGCGTGCCTTGGCTTCTCGAACAACACCACCGACAACAACTTGGCCAAACGAGTAGAAGAAACTTTTTAATTGCCAGATTAGCATGTAGTGTGGATCACTTGCCCAAACAGGTCTTTGCGCTGCGTTAGGTCGAATAATTGATTCGTCAACAAACGATAAGATTGCTTCTTGAACTTTTTGACCTTCGGGTGTAGTTAGATCCAATATTTCCCCCGTAGTTTTAGCTCCAGGATTATCATACGCTTTGAATACATCTTCAGGTGTTAAACCTAACTCTTCTAAATAACGTATGCTGCGATTGTTACCTTTCATCGCTTCATCAGCGTGTTTGGTAATGAAATCTTGTGCCATATTGGCAGAGATAACACGCGTCATGCGGGTCCAGCTCTCAAGCCCAATAGCTGTAAAATATTTATCTGACCACTTACGCGCGCCTGCATCCATATACTCAGAGCCGTACGATTGGGCCAAAGCTTCTTGAATCGCTGCTCGTCCCGCTGCACCAATGCGTTCAGCGAACGCGACTTGCTCTTCGCGTGACTGCTTACTTATATAGCCACGCCACGCTTTCATCGCACTCTTAAATCCGTTCATATCCTTTGCTCGAATAATGGGATTACCCGCATCAGTGAGCGACGCCACTGTAGCAAAAAGCAATGTTGTTGCGAACTGTAATGCAGCAATATACGACTGTATTTTGTTCCATTTAGGGTCAATGTCTGTACCTAACTGACCCATGTAACCAAGAATTATTTTACGGGCTTGGGCTTTTTGCTTCGGGTTCATCTGTTCAATTAACGCTGCCGCTTCGGCTTCTACCACAGCATATTCAGCATGTTTAATCGCTTGTTTTAAATATGATTGAATAGCAATTGCAGGCGGTTTGTAAAACCCTAAATCCTGCATTGCTTTCATATCCATATTCGTTAGCTTACGTTGAAGTCTTGAATCGAACTTGGCTCCTGGTATCTCAGAATTAGGGGTCGGCATTTCATCAACGAACGCCCCCTCATTCATCATCATCTTTTTAAACACGGTCTTTGCTTCTCTTTTAGTCAGACCTGCTTTTTCAAGTTCAGCGAGCATAGCTGTTGGGTTTTCACTCATTGCCCTTGTGTTATATACAATAGGGAAATAATTTTCAATAAAGCCAATTTTTGGTAAGCGTTTTTTGAGGTATTCTTTATGGAACCGTTCAAAGAAACTCGCGAGTTGTTGTCGCATCTTTGGATCTGTTGAGTCCTCAATTGGGACACCGCGTTGCATCTCTTCGAGCACTTTGGCTGAAAGAGCTTCGTCTTCGCCAATAATTTCGCTGTATTGGGCGTTCCATTTATCCATAGCCCGGTTGCGCCTATTTAACATGTCCCCGTCTTTACTAGCTTCTTGGCTACGTTTATAAAACAGGTTAGCAAACGCAGGTCCGTTTTTACCTAATCGAGTACGTGCGTACTGGTCAGCAGACAGTACTACTTTTAACATTTGCGAAACAGTGTCACTGCCCCATGCTTGACTCAAAAGTTCGGCCAGTTTAGCAACTGCCGCAGAATCTATTAGGTCGGCAATAGCCATTGCAATAGGATCTTCTGAGAACTGCTTGAAGTCTGGTGCCCCCTTCTTTTTAGGGTTAGAGCGGTTTTCGTACGCTGCTCGTTTTTGGATACGAGGTGCCGCATCCTTTGTGCTTCCAGCAACAAACTCTGCCCCGCCAAGCAGGACGAAATTAACTTTGCCCTTACCGGCAACTTCGTCCATGAACTGTTCAAACGTTTCGTTTAAGGTTCCACGCTCTTTTGTGTCACGCAATTGAGCGCGAGCTTCGTCAGACAAACCATTTATCAACTGTGTCTTTACGAACTGCCGAGAACGATTAAAAATTTGCGTAACTTGCTTTGCTACTTTTTTGAAAAAAGCCGCAGAAAAATCGGCTGGTTTTGTAGCTTGTTTCTTTGCCCATGCGCTCACTTGGTCGGCAAACCACTCTTCAAAACCTGCGCTGTCGTCAGTGTATGTATACTCGCCAGCTTTTTTAATCTTGCGTTCTTTATCAAACTGTTTTTGCAGCCTATCTTTTTGTACTTGGGGGAGTGCCGACCACATATCCCACATTACAATGTGACCCATTTCATGGCCAAGAACAAATAGTTGCTCTGCCTGTCTGTAGGCATTACCTTGATTAAGCTTTTTAAGGACAATGTATCTTTGCCCTTTGTATTGTATTACTGCAGCTTTTGGTGGTTTGCCTTGTTTATATTCGCCAACAACATTAAGGAACCCATTCCTAAACACCTCGTCGGCTAGCTTCTTTACCTCCGCAGGTATGCCTGTCGATCCAAGATCATCGCGGTAGACGATGTTTATCTTACCCTTTATCTTTAAGATTTTAGAGATAGCGTCGACGTAATCAAGAAAAAGTGTCGGTATATCCCCCCAAGCAGTAACACTGTTTTTCGTGGCTTGCTCTACTTTATTTTTCTTTTGTTGGTTAGTTGGATCTAATACACTTTCAGCTTCAGCTTTCCTTTTTTCTGGGTTACGACTTGTTCCTGTTCGCTTTGTGCTTTTTTTGGAAGTAACAACTACCGCATTGCCATCTTCATCAAGCATGCGTTTTTTGTTGTCCTCCAAGCGTGCTTGATTCTCGCTCATTATCGTAGTGTCAGTTTCTAAGCTTGCATCTAATTTTTCCTCAGTGCTTTCATTTAACTCGGCCAACTCGTTTTCTGCGTCTAGAAGTAACTGTTGTGTTTCGGCACTGTCTTTAGCTGATTTTAGTTTTTCAATCCGTTCTTCTAGTTTTATAGTTCTAGACTCTCTCCCAGCTTCGCCATCGAACGCTGAACCTTCCTTGGTATCTTTTCGTTCAGCCCACGCGTTTTGGAGATCAAGCCATGTGTACGTTTTACCGTTAGCTTTTGCAAGAACCGTCATCTGGGGCAAGTTATCGAGGTCAATTTTGAACCCTCGATCAGCAAGCTCCTGAACCATTCTCAAAAACCCTGACATAAGTAACTGCGGGTATGTCATGTTAGACGCGTTAGCCTTGTCCTTATTGTTGGCGCGCATACCTGCTTGACTTAATTCTATTGGAGCTAAAGTGGTTTCGTTACCTTGCGGATCTGTCGCTGGTAAAGTGCGGTCTGCACCTCCAGCTTGCATACCTTTTGCTGCTTTTTTTACGCCTTCATTTACAATTTCGCTGACGTCAAAATCGCTTTCTACGACTTCTTCGATAAATGACATGCCATCTTTTTGTACAATGCGATATTGCCTGCCAGGATTCTCTTCCTGCAGCTTTGCCATTCGTTTTTTGACGGCTTTACTGTTGATTTTGTAACCATCACCTTTTGTGTTTTTTCCTATAAGACGCGCTTCATAACCTGGAGGCTGATCTTCCAATTCTCCTTGAAAAGTCCGTTGCTCAGTAGCGCCTGCTTCGGGTAGAGTACTCGCCTGCTCGAGTGTGTCATTGAAGACCTCGCGTTCAATCTCTGTCTTACCGTCGTCTTCTAGTTCAGGCTTACCAGCTAACTTCTTTTGGGCTTGGCGCATCAGCACCATAAACTTGTTAGGGCCCATCTCGTCAGCGCGGCGGTTTAATTCTTGTATCGCAGCTGCGGCTTCTGGATTTGTTTCGGGATCAACAGCGGTAGGATTGCCATCCTCGTCTGTTGGCATTATTGCTAACAGATCGACAAGTGAAGTCTGGGCTATGTTTTCAGGACTCAGTTGAGCCCTCCGCTTTGCCTGTTCCAAAACTGATAAATTTTTGCCGTCCATTGAGGCCATGCCAGCTGATCGTGTTCCACCATCTTGTGAACCATCAATCCTGGGCGCTGATACCCCGTCTGTTAGTAACTTTGGTTCTTCTTTAGTTACTTCTTTTTCCGTAGGATTATTTTGAGCACGCCGTTCAGCTAAAATACGTGCGGTTTCATTAGCGGTACTATTAATTTGCCCAGCCATGTTGCCGATAAGTTTGCCCGATGCGCCTAAAGACTTGCCGGCAACCAAGCCTGCAAATGCCGCTTCGGACATTCGCATTGTGGCACTTTTAATATCGTAGTTGGGGTCTTGGATGAAACGCTGAGCGATCATCAAACCTTCTTGACCTGCTTCTGCTCCTAGTTCTTTTAAACCCTGAACGCCGCCAGCTTTGACCACACCGCCTGTTAAATTGCGTAGATACTTGCCTTTCTTTATGTGGCTACCACCAACTAACTTTTTTACTGATTTATAGAACGCTAGTTCTGGTAGAACATCCAATACGGCAAAAGGCACACCCATAGCAAAAGCTAACTGTGCAGCATCCTTTTTCTCTATATCGGATTCCATAGATTCACCAAAGGAACTCGATGAGCCTTGTATATAACCTGAACCAAGAGCGCCTATCTTCCCGCCTTTTTTAGCGCCTGTTACGCCGAACTTTTTTGTCGCTTGTGCTGCTGCTGTTCTCTTTATTGCATCCTGGGCAATCTTGTTGCTGTCAGGTGTTCCTAAACCTGCAGCGTAATCCTTTATCGCTTTTGTTACAGCGCGTTTTGCTTGGTTTTTGGCAACAAGACCACCGACAGCTCCGGGCACCGCACCAGCACCGCCTGTCGTTAAACCGCCTGTTACAAATCCAGCCGCTGCCCATGCAAGTGAGTCCAGTGCTGAAGGGATTGCTTGGTTTGCAGTGTAATTAACAAGTTCCCCAAAATCGCTCAGTAAATCTATTGGGTTCTTGTTTTCATCTTTGCCTTTATATGAATTAGCGACGTCACCAACAAAATCTTCAAAGTTGACAAGATGTTGGCTTATTCGCGAAGCTTGGCTGTCTCTGACTGCGGCTCTTTCCATGAGCTCGGCACCCTCTTCGTTATCACCAACGAGATAGTTACCTGCGGCTCGAAACGTGAGATAAGAGGACTGTAGTCCTTTAAGCCCGGCTGCTCTTCCCGCCGCGCCAGCTGATAAACCAGTAGGCGTTATGGTCGTACCATTTTGCTGGTCTACTTTTAACGAGGCTATCCTGCCTTTCAGATCCTCTATACCTTTACGTTCTTTTTTCCTTGATTCCTCTAAATTACCCCGCAACTGTTGACTAAGAGTTTGTAGTTCCTCTGTAGACATACTCTTAGGATCAAAGTTAGTGGCCATTCTTACTTAACTCCTAGAGCAGCTTGCCGTGCTGCCAACTCAGCCTCCATCGCGGCTATTCTCATTGGTATTAGGTTTTGCTTCACTTCAGCAGGCGTTTTAAGAATTTTTGAAAGAGCTAATTGCACAGCGTCGTTGCCTACATCTGTAAGCTTGTAATCTCTGTCACCATGGGGTTTACCAAACTGATCGTACATGGTGATTGTCCCATCGGCTGATAAAGCAAAGCGTGTTGTAACTTTTTGCATTGGGTTTACGGATGCAAATTTTTGAGAGTCGAGCGGGCCAAAAGTGGCCTGGTCTTCATCAGATCCAAATAACCAGTCAATTGGACTGTTGAACGCGTTTACACCTAACTTTTCATAAAGCACTTGGTTCAGATTCTGAGACAATAAGTTCTGTTCAAGCATTGGCATGGTGGTTACATTGTAATTGTTTGACAATGCTTCAACTGACTCGTAAATGTCCAGCCCGTTATCGCCCTCATCATTGTGCTGTTGCACAACAGCCATTATCTCTGCTTGGCTTCGTCCATCATTTTGATCCGCGCCCGGTTTATGCTCCCACAAAACGTTGCCGGTTTTTGAATCTAGAGCTTGGACTGTGCCGTCGGCTGTTGTGTTATATTTTGGTTTATCTGCATCGCCTGCAATTTTCATTTGCTCTTGGATGAGTTTAGTCTGGTTGTCCTGAGTATTTCTTGCAATAGCAGCATTCTCCTGCATCTGCCGATCAATGAGAGTTACACCGTCCGCCGATAACATTCCTGTGTCGGCAACTCTAGCGATAGCATCATCGTCGATCATACCCAAAGATTTGGCGACGTGTAGTTGATAAAGCAAAGCGGGGGTCATTTTCTGCGGCCTCAAAAGTGATGCCTGTACTTGCTCAATTGGTGGCGGGTTTGCAAGTACTTCTTTTTCTACTGCGGCGATAAGAACAGGGTCTTTAGTTTGGCGTGCTTCTAGCTTGCCTTTTTTGACAATGTTAGCAGCCGCTTTAGCTTTTATTTTCGCGTTCTTCATAGGTGCCATACCATCGGCGTATTCTTTTGTGTCCAACAAATTATTGTGTGCTAGCTGTGCAGCGTCAAACGTGTCATTACCCGCCGCTTTTCGATCAGCTAGTCTTTGACCTAATTTAGTTAAAGTTGTTAACTGAGTTTGCAGAGATTTTGGGACTTTGCCACTTTGGCCGTCAACCTTTGCTTGGACATCTTCTAGTCGTTTAGCATTCTCTTCGATTCTAGTATCAATCTGAGCAAGAGGTTCCCGCATAAGATCCATACGCTTCTCGGAAGCCGTTACGGCACTGTCCCAATTGTCGGCGTACTTTGTGTCTTGATCATCGGGTGCGGCTGCAGGATTAGTAGCGGTAGGTTGAACGGCTTTTGCTTGCTGATCGGCCTGCACTTGTTGGCTTAGATCTGCTGCTTGCTGAACACTGTTGTTGTTCAGCACTAAACCTTCACCCTCTTCTTGGCCATTTATCTTGTTCATAGCTATTGAGATGGCTTTTAAATCGTTGGACAAGGGTCGTTTTGCTGCTTGATGCATAGCTATCGAAACCTGGGATTTTAAAATGTCGAAGCCTTTTAGATCCATGGCCGTTAGGTCATCCCCTTCTACAGCGGTCCGATTTTTCGACATGTACATAACTTTGTCAGGGTCATTAGGGTCTTGAATTTGTATAGCACGACGCCCGTCGCCAAGATCAACGGCACCTACAAATCTGTATTGAGTGCCATCAGCGCCCGTTAAAAGCTTCTTTGCCAATTCAGGCTGGTTTATGACGGCACCAAACATCTCAGCCACTTCAGGGCCGTCTGTCAATTTTTTTTCGGTACCATCTGGGTTTATCATGTTCTGAAAAAACATACCTGACTCGCTTGCTAGCACGGTGTTTTGATTTTCCAGTTCTTGGGCAAACGCAGTTGCGGCGTTACCACGGGTAGAGGTTCTTGTAAATTCTAAGTCCGCATCACGTTTTGGTTTAGCTAATTTCCAACGCTCTGCCTCAAGATCTACAACAGCTTGATTTGCACTTTCTGCTACTTGATTTGACCTTTTAGTCTCGCCTAAAACAGACTGTCTGTAGGCTTGATCCTTTACCGTGTTCGCTTTGTTTTCAGCAAACTGCGCAAGCTGAAGACCCAAACTGGCTTCAAACTGTTTGTTTTGCATTTGCGCAGTTTGTCTACTTTGCACTGCGCCTAAGATTGGATTCGTGTATGCCATTGTCTTTTCCTAACCTATTCCAAAGCCGATAATTTGACCCATCATTTGCATGTTGGATGCGTGAGCTGCTGCGCGATCTCGCTGATACTGGGCCTCTCTTGAAGCCTCCATACCTGCGGCTGAACTTAGTCCACCCATTGCCACGCCCAACTGTTCGTTACCGATACCCATAAGCTGAGATTTAAGACCTAAGTTTCGGTCTCTCTGGGCTAAGACTGAATTGTTCACTGCACCAGTAAAGTTCGACGCATTGCCTAAAGAACTCATTCGATTTTGTGATGCCTGTTGAGCACCTGTCAGACTTGCACCGTAACGGCTCAACGTGCGTTGTTGCATACCATCAGAAACCTGCTGCCCAAGAACCTGGGAAGATTTTGCATTGTCGATCATCGCCCTGCTGTCAGTGTCGGCCAACAATGCTTCTTCTGTACTACCAAATTTGTCTAGGTAATTCTTGAGCTCGTCTCGTGAAATGTTTGCAAGCGTCTCTTGAGCTATTGACCCTGCATCGGTTGATACTGTTCGATTTTGCTCTTCACCTATTCTGTTAGGCTTATAATCTTTGGGTGCGCGTGTGCCTTCTTTAAAACCTTGAGATGGGGGCCCTGTGTTAGGCCCTTGGCTATTGCCGAGTTTATCTAATACACCCATTATGTAATCCTCGTTCTATAGAGCTTGTTCATATCGTCTAGTTGTTTTTGCATGCGATCTAGTTCGGGTGTTTTTACAGGGTTAAATTTTGTGTATAGACCCGCGCCGAGATCGCCAGCAAACGCCATGTTTGTATCTTGCATGCTGCTGGCTGCTTGGGACTTAGCAACAATTTCTTGGTTCTGGGCACGGGCTGCTTGGGATAAACCCTGCAATGCTGTGCTACGACCACCTTGCCCAATTTTAAGTGCGCCCAGTTGTGCTTGGTCTCTAACAGTTGTTGCTTTTTGATTTGCTGAGGCTAATGCGCCACCAAGTGCATTGCTCTGGATAACACCCTGCTGGGCTTGTGTACCTATAGAACGACCGCTGCCAAACCCGCCACTGCTGCCGGAAGCACCCAAGCTGGCACCCTGACTTGAAGAAAATGCTTGTGCCGTATCAGCGTTTGCTCTACCGCCAAGGACTGCAGAAACATCACGCCCAGACTCCTTAACAAAACCTTCTTGAAGAGGCCGGTATAATTCTTTATGACGGTTTGCAATTGTGTTCGCGTTATCGACCAGTGCTTTTTCATGTGGTCCTGCTTTTGCTTTTGTTGCTGAACTACCCATTTCTATTCACCTGAAAGTGGTATGTTACGAATGCTGGTTCAAAACCTAGCTCCTTAACACGCTTGCCCCAACCTAATCGGGCTGAATTAAATTCAATACGTTCGACGCCCAACTTGTTTGCCAGATCGTGTCCTGCTGCTATGGCTTCTGCAAAAACATCTAATCCTGGAGTAAGCCATAAGTGATCAATAACTAAGGTAGGCATCTCTTCGTACCCAGAATCGTATTGGCTAAGTATTACAAAACCCAGACGATCTATACCTTCTTCAATCCAATACAAATGGATCTTGCCTTGCATAAGGTGGTGGTAGATGTCAGCAGCGACAAACTTTGCTTGGACCTTACGGATAATCTCCGTCATGCCATTCTCGAAGTATAGATAGTCGGTCCTGATCTCGTCCTTTGTAGCCGGTACTAACTCAACCATCTACAAACCTCCGTATTGCACTGTCCTTCGTGTTGCCCCCGCGCGGCCATCAGCTTTTTGTTTTGCGTCCCTTATATGGGCTTCAAATTCTGCTTCGTGTTTAGCCGCTCGTTGTGGATTCGCCCATGGCATGTCATGGGCGTTCAATAAATTTGCTAAGGCACCCGCCATAATTCCGTCAACATAATCTTCGACAAAATCGTCTTCTATACTCGTTGCTTTTAAGCTTGGTTTGAGAGACGCATGGACTATAATGTCCTCACCAGAAAGCGCTGGGGCAGGCACTAAAAAAAGCGTTTTATTAGTAGGGCGTATATAATTGGTTGGCGTATTTTTCTGGGTGCGCCATTCAGGATTTGCGTGAGTTGCGCCTTGTTCAGTGTCGGGGGTTATTTCTTTTGCCCCAACGGTAACAGAAAAAATGTCCACAATATTAGTGTTGCGAGGTAGGTCAATATCGTACTCATACTCCCCCTCATTAGTTGTAAAGGCATCCAAAGGTAAACGAAATGCGCCACTACGTCTGCAGAAGCTTAACGTTGCATCTTTTATAGCTTTCTCAACTACAAAGTCAGGGCAACCTGCGATGTTATAAGGGAGAAGCTCGACCATGTCTTTGTAATACATAATAGGTTAACCCTGTGTTGGCACTGTGCGCGTATTCGGACTTGTTACACTGTCTAGCTGTATTTTTATGCCAAGAGACATTTGCATTGCTTTATAGTGTTCGGCGCTGCGTGCGCCATTACCTGCGTTATCCGCTTCTTTAGCGTAAGCGCGGTACAAAATGTAATCCAACAAGTTGTTTGCGTGTATGTCAGGAATGGTTATGTTTCCGTTTGCTGCAACCTGTGTTGGTTGTACAGAAAAAACAACTTCAATATACCCATTACCAGTGTTAGGTGGGTATACATAAAAAGTCCTGGGGTCTAACTCATCGAAGGTGTAATGGTCGGCAAGCGTTGTCGCTGTTGCGGTGTGCCATAGTGGCTTGCGCGTATCTAAGACGTCGCGACTAATAACTCGGACTACCTTGCCGCCTGCCCCTGTACTAGTTAAATTTCGCACAATACGTAATACCTGCAGACCCGTAGCTGGAATGTTTTGCTTTGTTCCAGCAACTAAAGTTACAGACTGGTTAGTTGCACTAACAGAAGGCTTGAGCAAGCAGACTTCACGCTGCCCGTCGTTTAACCACGAAAGCAACTCCGTTGTTGTCCATCGGGTGCCTGCTATATCCTGCAAAACCGTCTGTGCTTTACCGATAATGTCGTTCGATGAAATGGCCATTACGTCTCGCTAAGTTCAGCCCACGCTACATCGCGTTGCTCAGGAGTGATGTCGTAACCCAAAACTTTTTCTAAACTGCGAACTTTAGGTTCACCCGTGTTTTTTGAGAAGGCTTTTGTGTCGCCTGTCTCTATCAACTGCTCAATGGCAGTCACAATCTCCATAATGCGATCTTCATCTGAGACCGTATTTACTTCGACCTTTTCAGCAGCAGGTTTTTGCGCTG